CAACCACAGCCACAATCTTTGAATATTAAGCTTTTTTTATCACCTGAGCATGTCATGATGTTTTATTATACATTTAGAAAAAAAAGTAACTTAAAGTTTCGTACCTAATAAAATATACAAAAAAAATGTCTAATAATATTCAAGTTTCTCAACAATTCGAACCTTCTACGGTTACATTCAGTCAACTAAAGAAAAATAAAAATGGTGGTAAATCGGTCATGTTGAATCGTGGTAATAAAAAGAAACTCTATTTACAACTTCCTTTTATGCGTTCACCATTTGGTATAAGTACTTATACTGATGAAGCTACTAACAAAACTTCGTACTCACTCGATCTCTCTTTCGATGCAGATAACGAAGATGCTATGCAACTCTCGTCTAAGCTTTTAGAATTGGACGATATTATCCTTAAAACGGTAACTGAAAATTCTAAAGAGTGGTTAGGAAAATCTTACGACATTAATGTTATTAGAGAAGCCTTATACAAACCACTTGTTAGACAGGCTAAGGAAGGATATGCTAATACACTTAGATTAAAAGTTCAAACAAATCAATCAGGTGATTTTGTACCAGAAGCGTATAATTTAAATCAAGAACCTATTCAACTTGATGAAATTGAAAGAGGTCAAAAGTGTATGTGTATTGTAGAGATTAACCAAATTTGGTTCATTGATAATAAATTCGGCGTAAGTGTCCGTCTGTCACAGGTTTTGTGTGGCGAATCTACCAAATTACCGTCATTCGCATTTCAGGGTTTGGATAAGGAACAGGATGACACATTCGATGATATCATGGATGATCTCATTGACGAATAAAATATCATTATACATTAGACCAATATGGAAAGAGAACGTCATTTAAAAAATTTAAAAATTATATCTAAACTTGCAAAAAATAAAAAAAATAATTTAAAACAAAAATTAAATTTAGGGAAAAATCTAATGAAAAGTATGCAGGGCATGGGATGTTACCCGGAAAAATTTTTATATTTACCAAATAACAAACCTATTTCACTCTCTATAGAGGACTCTTTAAGTAAATCAATAGGGACTGTAAAAATTGGTCAAGGTAGGTTTGGTGAAGTTTACTTGGGATGTATAGATAAAGAATGTAAAAAGAAGGTCGCTATAAAAGCGGTTTTGAATGAAGATATAACACATGAATATAAAATAAGTAAACGTTTATCTTCGTACGGTGTTGTAAAATCCTTTACCATTCAAAAATGTAAAAATGTAATGTTTATGTATTCCGAATATGCAAATAACGGAACTTTAAAATCGTTTTTAAGAAATAATAAAACTAATTTGTTACCTATACACTTTAGAACCATAATAACTCAAATTTTGTATAACTTATATAGAATACAAAAAAAATATCCTACGTTTAGGCATCACGATTTACACTCAGAGAATATACTAATAAATACTACTAGTCCATCTCGCGTAAGATTGTTTAAAGTAAATAATTCGACATTAAAAGTTCATGATATTGGATTACAGGCGCTAATATCAGATTTTGGTTTATCTACGATGAAAGGTTTAAAAAACCCAGAAGTAGATGACGATCCAGAATTACAATATAAAACTAGTTCGGGTATTTATAGAAATTCTCATAACATGTATGACATACAATATATTTTAAATATATTGAGACAGGAAATTAAAGTTTCAGGTACCAAAAGTGGTATAGAAGCAGTTCAGTTCATTGAACGAGTTATACCTTCGGAATATTTAGGTAAAGAATCGAGTAAAATAAAAAATTTCCGTCTTCGAGCTTCACCGTTAGGTCATCCTCAATTACCTACGTTCAAACAGATATTTAACGACAGATACTTTTCACCTTACAAGAAATCTGTCGTACCATTTGATATTAGTACAATTATTAAAAGAAATAAAGTTTCTGTACCAAAACCTATAATTGTTAAACATGGTGGTGGACTTATAAAAAAGACATTTAATAATATTCGTAAAGAACTCGCTTTGAAAAATGTAAAGAAGAATATTAAACGTCCAAGTATACGACCAAGAATAATACCAAGAAAAGTTAACGTAATAAAACCATCAGTTAAAGTTTCAGTCGCAAATAAAGGGTACTTAAAAATAGATAACCGTAAATGTATTTCGTATAAAAAACAGGATCTTATAAATAAGGCAAAAAATCTAGGTATAGACCCGGGTAGTAAAACAATCAAAAAATTATGCGAAGATATTAAATTAAAATATATCAAGTAATTATATAACCAATCATGTTTGCAATTTTAGCACTTATTGTAATCGACCTCTACGTACTAAAAAGTACAGGCGTAGCACAAAAAGAAAAACCAGTTGAAGAAATAACTGAAGATAAACCGGTCGAATGGACCGTTTACGGTACGTCTTGGTGTGGATGGACTACAAAGCAGTTAGAGTACCTTAAAAAGAAAGGTATACCTCACAAATTCATCGATTGCGAAAAAGGCAATTGCGATGGAATTGATGCGTTTCCAGTTATGGAAAGTTCTTCAGGTGAAAAGGTCAAGGGTTATAAAGAAATTTAAATACCTCGCGCAGCCGCAAGACCAATAGAAAGAATAAGTGCGTCAAGGAACGTATTAATTGGTTTAAGAACCGTTACGTGTTTAACAAGACCTCTATTCCAGGAATACCGAAGAATAAACGTACTAATAAGAAGAATAAGTGTAAAAAGAAGAAATTCTGTAATAACTTGTTCCATTTTTTTTGCTTTGACAATGTCTCTGATCATTTTTTACTTATTAATAAGATTTTATTTTCTCCTGTCTTATTAATGAGTAGGGCCAATAAGAATAAAAAACTCCCTCTGAGTGGTTCTGAACCTAGATATACACAACGTTTATGGGGACGAACTGTTGGTATAGGTAACAATAATTGTTATGCGTATGCTGTAGGCGATTACGAAAGTCTCAGAATGCATAAAAGTATACCAGGTGAACGAGCTGGTATAAGAAATTTAAACCATTCATACACACACTGTAAAGGTTTACCCGACCGTGTTATTGCAGATAATCCCAAAAAGGTCTATAAATGTGGTGCAACAACGAAATGTAAACCAAATCACTTTAAGATAATGATGTTTGTGGCACCCGGGAACAAACGTAATTACTTTAGACAAGGTGATTTTCACTTTTATAAACAACACGGGTTTATTCAGTACAAGGTAAAAACAGGTAATACGTACGAAAGTATTGCTAAATTTTTCAAAGTTCCCGTTTCGCGTATAAAACAGGCTGGTAAATGTACCCCTGGTAAATTATTAAAGTTTAAAGCAAACGTGTTTAGCCATAAACGTGGGTGGGCAACAAAACCTTTGCTCGTAGACGCTAAAGGTAAATCTATACTTGATCCTCGAAAAGCATCCAGAAACTACCCTGGGTTATCTTATAAAAAGTATTGTAGTTCATTCTGTGTCAAAGACAGAGGGATCAAAGTCGGACATACTCATCCCAAAGTCATCAAGAACACTCGATAAATCTTCTTCGTGTTCGACACTAAATATTAAGTCGAGTGCATCAAGGACCAATTCGTTCGTCAAGCATACTGTATTTGAAGTAGCCTCATAATCATTAAATACAGTAATCTGAACCCTAAATTTAGAACCATCGAACACTTTTCGACATACGGGACACGTAACCTTTCCCATTTTTTTCCAGCTTTCTAGACAATGTGAGTGAAAAACATGTCCACACCGAATAGCCTTGCTATTTCTGGTGTTACGAACATCGTTGTGACATATGGAACATTGAGTCATGACAGTATCTAGAACACTTAAAGAATTTATTAATTGGTTTTTTTTGCACTTAAGAAGGAGGAGTCGCCACCGCCGCTCTTGTAAGGGTTGCGAATTTATACTGGGGGTTTTCTGGATCTGTAGCAATAGTGCTCGTCTTTGTTTTTCTTATATAAGCCTTATAAGTGGCAGGTATGTATTTTATTGCAGTAGGAAGAGTTGTTGGTTCGGTCGTCACTCGACCAGTTGTTGAATTGTGCGGTGTAGCATAACACCATTCTTGTGTTAATGGAGTAACGGCACCTTTCGCAATAGAAGCGTCCGTAGTAGATTGTATTTTAGCAACTATTTTAGGATCATCTGAAAGCATTGGACAAGAGTGTGGGTTTACTTCACCGACTGTGGTTATTACAGGTAATTTAGATGCCTCGACTATAATTTCATAACCGGCTGGTATAACAATATTAGGTGTAAACTGCATTATCGTGTAGTCGTATTCAGCGGGTTTAGCAGTAACCGCTGTAACAGGTTCAGTATCACCGTCAGCCGTGTATAATCCGTCACCGTCAACATCGACACCCGCAACTGCTGTGACGGCTTCAACAGCGGCACTTGTTTGTTTAAACGCTATAGTACCAACATTACCGGCAAAGATGTGATCGGTTTCCTTATCATCGAGTTTAATGTAGTATAATGGTTTGTTAAGAGTCATTAGTCCAAGCGAGATCTCAAAACTCTTAATATCACTACTCGGAAGTGTATATTTCAAACCTGTATCGTTATTAGTATCTTCTTCAGCGACTTTAATTACCATATCCTTAATTGGGTTTGTAACGTTCGTAAACTTGATTTTTGCAGGTGTTACTCCAGTTCCAGTTGTATTAGCCTTTGCTGGAATATACTCCTCGTCCATTGCTAATGGAGTACATATCCTTTTATGTTTATTTCTCCAACCCGTAGAGTTGATTTTACTATCTTCGACTGTTGAAATGTCAACGAAAGTATCATCGTCGTACGACCAAACGTAATTTGGAAGAAGATTTTGTTCTGTTGTTACGTTCGAACAATCGTCGGTTGGGTCATACCCGGGTGGAGGATCTGCTCTTATAATATTAACAACGTTAGTCTTAAGTTTTGTAAGATCGACTTCGTCTTCGCATAAAGCTACACTGTTTGCAATATCAATAAAATCGAATTCGGCATTTTCTTTACCAACATCATCGAAGTATTCATCAATGAAATCTTCAAATTTAATCTCTACTGGGATACCAAGCGACCAATCTTGTAAAGTTTCGGGATCACCGTCTTCCTGTTCATCTATAAATTTATAGTAATCGTCTTTGTTATCATCCCACCAATCTCTGATTGATTTACAAACTGTAGTATCTTTAGTACCATCGGCTTTGTAAAGACTTGTAAGCATTTTCTTCATTTCGTCCCATTTACGGTCCTTGACGTATTTTTGTGTCGAACCTTCCATGATTCCGAGGTTACCTAGGGTTAGTAAAAGTAACCAAACTAAAAATAATATAAAAAATGTGACTGCAGCTATTTTTCCACCTGACATGAGTGTTTATATTATGGTATATTTTATTTTAAAACGAAAAATTAATAGATATTTGGCATTTTGAGAAGAGCCTTATCACAAGATCCACACTGGTCTTTTTGTTGTGCCTGGGAAGGTTTCAAAAGCGCTGGACCTTTTTCTTGAAGAAGTTTTCTAAAAGAATAATTATCCACAAAAGATATAGCATTTTCTTTCATGATATAGTTATCGTAAAGTTGGGAAGAACTGTTTATAGTGAAGCATCGACCGTCGGCCATACCAAGTCGTTGTGACATTTTGTATATATTAGTATTACATTAGAAATTAATTTGTCTATTTTTTGTTGTGAGTTTCCATGAATTAAACCCTCTCGATTTTAAGTTTTTTATAACTTTTTCAATTTTATACCCTGAAAATTCATCGAACAATTCTTTTTTACTTTCATCACATGGTGATACTCTGACGTTTGGTATATCGTTAATGGTGTTATTAATATTATTATACGCAAATGCTATTTCCTTCAGAGTTTCCGCACCTGTAATAATGATCTTTCCTGTACCAAAAATACTTGTCGTTATCTCTTTCATATCTTTAGCCGGTCTGAATTTAATTTTAACCGCGGAGTATCTATCTGGTTCAAACGAAACTTTATATATGTCCGGATACTTACCGAAATGATTGGAAACGCTCCGAAGATTTATATTATAATTCAAACTGAAATTTGAATTTATCATAACGACTCTAAACGTATTTAGAGGTGGTATAAAATCCCCGCCCATTACACGTTCAAATATATCCGAAACTTCCTTTATTATACGTCTACAATCGAATATAT